AAGTCTCAGGAGCCGTCATGGGCATGCCCCAAAAACGGCAGAATAACAAATGGACTCCCAGAGGCCCTAGGATCCACTGAGAGAGCTTTGAATTTAAAGGTACCCCTAGGGTACCTATTGGCTTAGGAAGCCGTTAGGAGGCGTGTATGGTACTAGCAGCAGCAATGGGGGCAATGACTTTCTTCCAGAGTATGATGGCCGGAGAACAACAGAAGTCTCAGAATGCCTTACAGAGAGCTCAGTTTGAAGAGCAAGAGTTCAATCGGAAGATGCAGAACCAGCAGAAGAATCGCCAAATAGCAAAGGCTAATGCAGCGAAGTGGATGCAGAATAGGAACATAGCTAAGGCAGCAAATAAATCTAGAGCCGAACAGGAGTTTTGGATTCAGTATAATCACGAGAATGCTAGCGGACAATTCTCTCGTGGTTTTAATAAGGTGAATAGTCAGCTACAATCTAATATCCTCCAGAGAGGTATTAAGCCGAGTAGCCAGACCGCCCAAGCATTGCTTAGGCAATCTATAGAAACAGCTAGAAAAGGTATGACCTCTATGTCTATGAATAAGGAGAATGCTCTTGTTTCCGCAGAACGGAAGCAAAGGCAAGCCCTAGCTAGGAGAGATTTTGGATACTCTAATCAGGAAGCCTTTATTAAGGGAGAGATCTTCCAGCAATCAGATTCTTCCATAATGCAGGGTGCTTTGATGAGTGGAATTATGGGTGGAACTATGGCAGGACTTTCAACGGCAGCGTCCATGAGTGCTTCTGAAGCAACGACTGATACCTTAAAAAAAGCAGCAGGACCATCAGTGCCTGATTGGGGTGGGATTACTTCGGAAAACTTCATGGATGGCATCGTTGATCCGTATTCACAAGGATTATTCTTTTGAATTCCTACGATAAACTTAAAAATATAGCCGGAGTAGGTAAACCAGAAGAAGATCTCTCAAGAAATGCAGATGAGTTGTATGCTGTAAGTTTAGATAATAAGTCTCAGAAGTTCATTGAGGATAACTCTAATCTAGATCCGAAAGAGCTGTATACCTTATGGAACCTAAACATAGGAACTGAGGACTTTAAAAACAGTAACCCCACTGCCTATCATGCCCAGCGGGAAGCTTTACATCCCTCGGGTCAAGCAGCAGCTAGGGAGGAATATCTAGGTTCATTACGCGAGGAACTGAGTGGACTATCCTTTAGTTCTAAAGAAACTCTACTCAGGAATAAAGCTAGACAACTACCTCCCTACGCATGGCCGCTATTGGATCACGCTGGGAATCTCCAACAAAGAGAAGACAGTAAGTTAATAGATAGAAACAATCAATTAAATTATTTTACCCATGAGTCTATATTCGCTGAAAAAGATTTTAAGGATGTAGATACTGACGTATCTTATGAGACCCATTTAAAGGACCTTATGAATGCCGTAGATGCAGGATTAGCTGAGGTCGTTACGGTAAAAGATGGTAGACTCTCAGTGCCTAATACCCAGCTGGAGGGTGGCTATCAACCGCTGTATACTATGTCTAGTTCGCCAGATATATCCTTATCTCAACTAAAGATGAACAGGGAATATATCCAGCCTCTAGCTAGAAGATCTATAGAAAACGGATACGAACAAGCTTTAGAAACTAAGAAGAAAACAGAATCCGATACTCTAAATTTATTATATAATAATCTGGAGGGGGCTTATCTCCCAGAAGATTTTATATACAGTACAATTATAGATAGAGACTCGGAGCTTGAAAATGGAGCAGAGTTATCTATCCGCAGACTTGGAGATGTTCTATCTAACCGGACTCCGAGGTACTCAAGCTTTACCGAGATGACGGCAGATTATAAGAAACTCGTGCTGGGTTTAAAGGACAGAACACAAAGGAGGCTAGATCATGGCTGAGCAAAATTATGAACCAGTAAATGCACCTTCAGATCTTATAGCAGATCCTGTGATGCTACCTCAACAAGAGGCTGGTATGAGTATCTCGCCCTTCGTAATAGACTCCTCGATGCAGAATTATTATACAAACATGATAAGCACACTAGAGACTGCTAAGAGCAGTATGCTTAATATGTGGGAATCCGCAGAGAAGATAAAGCAGCAGAAACTGAGGACAATCATAGCACGAAACAAAGCTAGGAATGACTATTTGGTAGAAGCATTAAAGGGAAATATCGAGGAAGGTACCACTATGGATATTGCTGACGTACAAATCCCGGATGTTTGGCCCGGACGAACACAAACCCTTACCCCACAAACTCGTACCCCACACGAGGGCGCATCACGGGCAGAGTTACAGGCTCCTGTCCCAGACCATACCGACTCTGAATATTTTGAGCCGGGATCGGATACTTATCTAGACAAGCTACCTCCAACCGTTGAAGGAACTACAGATCCAGCCCAAGTTACGTGGTACCCTATAGCACCAACACTTGCCCCAGCCGCTATGGGAGCCGCTATGGGAGCCATCCAAGAAAACAAAGCTATGCCCGATATAGATCAGAACCTAGTGCAGAGGATAAAAGAGAATGAGGGTATGAAACTTCAGCCTTACCGCCTAGGTACCGAAGCAAATTATACCATAGGGGTGGGTCACTACTTAGACGGTAGTCCGGGCAGTAGAAAGATGATAGCTAAAGTCTTACCTGATATTAAATATAAAGATATTAAAGAGGGTCGAGTTTCTCTAACCGAAGCCCAAGCGGATCAGTTAATGCGATTGGATATTGTTGCAAGACGAAAACAGACTACTGAAGTTTTAAAGGGTGGTAAATATAAATGGGAAGAACTACCTCAGGACTTAAGGCACCACCTAATTGATGCCACCTTTAGAGGTAGCTTTATCCCACACAAGAACAAAAAAGGACAGCAGATAGGTTCTCCAGCTACAATAAAATTAATTAAAGCGGGAAAGTTCAGAGAAGCCGCTAAGGAATTTATTAATCGTGGCGACTATAGGGAAGCTAAGACTACCGGAGTAAATCGTGGTATTATAAATAGAATGGATGCAGTATATTACTCCTTACTCCGTGCAGCTGAGTACTTCGACAAAGTAGATCAAGTAAAATGATATCTAATAGGAGAAACAATTGTGGCTAATCCAATAGACCCAGCGACCTCTTTAACCCCGCAGGTAGAAATACCCCCGCCTCACAAGAGGCCTTACGTCGAGGGGCGTAAGCAAACGGAGTCAGCATGGCTTGAAGACTTCAGAGCAAAACTTCAGGAAGATGCTGATGGTGCAGAGACAGATCTTAATGATGATGCTCTCCATGAGATGTTTAGACCTCCGCCTGTACCTCAAGTGGATAGAAACCCACCCTCTAAAACCGCCACAGTAACGCCAGAAGGTAAGGTGCATACAAATCGATGGAGCACGTCACAGGAAGATTCGGAGTTTGTAAATGACTATTTAAAAATGAAGAGTAAAGATATCCCTGATACTCTCCTAGAACTAGGGGGAAAAGTACCGGGACATACTCTGGAATTCGAGGGTCTGGCTTTTGATGTTGGCGGAGGCGGAGAAGTATATGATCTCAATGAAAAGCTGTACGGTACTCTAGACGAACGAGCAGACTTAGCTCAAAGGGTTACAAACCAAATGCACTTATTAGACACCAGTAATGCTGTGTTAAATAATAGAGTCAATTGGGATCTCATCGAACAAACAGACCCCATCCCTTGGTCTTTACGTTCTGAAGAAGAACTACGAGAAGGGATCTTAGAACTGACTCAGATGTCTTTAGTGAACTCCGATAGTCCTATACTTGCCGGAGGAGTTGTCGAAAGAAAGATAGCAAACGGGAATCTATTTAATAGACTAGAGCGTGTTGTTGTTGAGCTAGGGATACAACCTGAATTCAAGGAAATCATTCAGGAACTCTTTATCGAAGGATCTGGAGGTAATCCCCACATGGCACGTTTGGATCTAGAAAGTATGGGAGAATCCTTCGGGACCGGAAAAGCTTGGGACTATATTGATCACGAGGGAGACTTCAGAGATCCTATTCCAATCAATCCTAACGCCGATCCAGAACGATCTCTAGGGGAAGCTTTTTATTACTGGCTTGTGAAATGGCCGCAAGACATGATAAATGCAACCCCTTTGGGGAAAATAGGCGGAATAGGTCACGACGCTCTTGAGGGAATGCAAAGGTGGAATGAAGAACACGTTGAGCAGGTAGACGAGAATGGGAACCTGATTACGTTCGCAGACCAATCAGCACGATATTCTATGATGGGCGTTACAGGCCGAGGACCTGCACAGAGTACGGCAGACTATAGAAGAGACAGGGGAGTTGAGGTCTTCATGGAAGGCTTAGCAGACAGGGTTCTAGGAAAAGTGGAGATTCAGGTCTTCATGGAAGGCTTAGCAGACAGGGTTCTAGGAAAAGTGGAGGAGGATATTAAACTAAATAGAGATGAATTAATTGCCGCTTTTTCAGGTGCGTGGGATAATCTTAAAGAAGAGGCTGGAGGTATTATTCGAGATGGAGTAGTTCCTCACCTCCACAATAGAATGGTGGATAGATACATCGAAGAGTTTAAGAATAGTCCAGAAGCCGATAGGAATAAAACACTACCGGAGATGTATAAGATGACTTCCCAAGTTCTTTCTAATACAGTGTCAATGCTTACTGGAGTACATTGGCCTTGGTTAGCCCCTTTCCCAACACCTGAAGAGGGCACGGATACTGTAACTCAGACTTTAACAGATAACTTACCAGATCGGGTTGAGATGGCTGCCGACACAATAGTGAACGGACCAGCGGCCCCGAAAGAGTTTAACATTCCCGGCTTTCATGAAAATATGCGTCGAATGATGAACCTGAATGGGGGAAATTTCGATACTTATGCAGACGTAAATACTTTTATGCGTAACCTAAGTTCAGGGGACATGACTGTAGGAGAACAACTGTATTGGTATAATCTGTATAATGATAACTTTGATCGCCTCTCATGGCAATTAGATTCAGATACCGAAGACTGGGCTGGAGACCATAGGCTGCATGAACTACGAAAGAGCCTAAGTTCGGTTCGAAACGGACAGGATCGCGGTATAGGAACTGTAAACACAAGCGTATTAGGATGGGTCTGGGGATCATCCGACTCAAAGAATGCCAAACTACAAAACACCCCAGAGGGGAACGCGTTATGGCACGAAGCTACCAACTTTGTTAATCATAAATACGTGGAAGCACTGAGAGCTATTGCTCCTTCGAGTTATCTTCGCGGTAGAGATCTGGACAATCAGCGGCTAAGTATCCTACCTCTCGTACCTCCGGGAGATCCAAATTCCGTCCCAATAGATTTTGAGGCTGTTCGGAATGGACCCGCAGTGGAAAGAGCAGCTATGATTATGACATTGATAGAAATAAATGACCTCCAACCTATCGGAGCTGACGAACCTGCAAACGCGGTTCTGAGTCAGCTCACAAGAGATATGCGTAAGGATCTAGAGAGACTAGACTTTACTATTTTTGAGAATAAAGATCCAAACGCTGTACAAAGTTCTATTGGGGCGTTGTCCACCATGGGTATACTTCTGGCATCCCATAATGGAGATAGGTCTGCTACGTTTAGACATCAACTCAGCGAACAAACGGGGATGTCTAATGCAGATATCTCTTTAATTGAAACTGTACTTCTCTCTTTCAAGAAAGACCGTCCTCTGTACGATATTACGACTCTTGGTATTACGGCGAGTCCGGAGGAGTTAACGAATATAGTAGCCCAACTGAGTGAGACTCAGGAGAGGCTTCTCAAAGGAACAGCAGACGTATTATCTGGTTCCAAGAAAGCAGTGGAATTGAAAAATCACCGTGCTATAGTAGGTTATGGTTATGATCCCGATAAGCATGGAACTCCAAAAGAGTACTTCAGCCATTTACAAACCGAGGGTCCAGAAAATGCAGCCCTTGGTATTGGTAAGGGACGGGTCGGATTTATTGGGTTTAGGGGTTTGTTCGGGGCAAATGGTATCCATATATCCCACCCCGCAGAAGCAGATGATCCTTACTCATGGTGGAACCCTGCGGATAAAACATGGTTGGGCGGAAGTTACGACCCTAAAGCAAGAGTAGAAGCCACTAGGAAGCAGATAATAAATGATTACAATGCCTTACATGAACATGGGATGATAAACCTCGAATTACATACAGCCGTTATGGCAGAGTTCGGAGCAGCTAAAGGTGAAATGGACCTTACTCCGAAGAATCCGGATTTAATTGATGGAAGCTATGATACATTATTGGAGTATATGTCCTTCACAACAATGGATGGAATGAGTCGCCTATTGCAGACCCAGACAGGGCGAACAGCGGCAGAGAATATAGTTAGTATCCACGACAGGCCCGTAACACCACAGCAAATTATCAGAGCTACGTGGTTCACTCAACAAGAAGCACCTACTTCAATAATGCAATTAGGTAGCAGAGATATTTCTATACCTAATGCAGCGGTAGGTGCTAGGGCAATCGAGGCATTAGGTATGACCTCTTTTGATTATAATAATAGAGGAAATTGGAGCGAGGAAGTCAGACTCAGACAGATCGGGCGTGCTTCGACAGCACATAGTTTGCTCCGGTGGGAAGATCACTCTTCTGTAGCCGGGAGGGATCAGATTGTTACAAGCCTAAATCAAATGCTCCAAAACCAGCAAGGATCCGCAGGACCCACAATTGCTCATGCTCTTCGGAAGGTCTCTCCTCAGGTTCGGGACGATGCGGTTCGACAAGTGTTAAAAGAGTATGGACAAGCCTTGAAAGAATTTGGGGATGATGAAATGTTTAACTTAACTATAGCATCCTTGCTGATAAATGTCACAGCAAAGCTAGCCCGTGACGGTGTTCTTCAGAGCACGGTAGGGGAGACGGTTCTCACAACACCACAAGGCAAGCCTATGTTCCCGGTTCCAAAACAGTTCCGTGAAGGAGGCACTGCCGCAGGAGCTATACGTTATAATTTAGTAGTTCCTTCTTATTATGTTAATCCTAGATGGGCTAGGGCAGACGCTGAGAGGGTATCTAGCAGGGATAGACAGGGATATGCTGATATATTCGTACGAACCTTAGGTTCTGGAGCAGGTAATGAACCCTTCCTGTTTGGCTCTATGCCTTGGGAATGGAACATAAGACTTCAGGATGATATAGACCGCATAAAGAAGAAACGTGTAGGACATTATTATAAATCGATTGCGGAAAGAAAGCAAACAGCGATTGATATTGCTAATGATAATTACCAAGGCAAAGTAGAGTATCAAGGGAGAGGAAGGGAAACTGATGTATCTTCCTCCCCTCCCGCGACAAGCCCTGATCCTAATGCTATGCTAATAAGTCCTGGCTCTGTAAGCCACCACCCAACCGGGAGCGACCAATCACAGCGGGAAATCCCAGCCGCTATGGATATTCTTCAACAAAGAAATAGACAACAGTGGCAGCATAGGTCTCAAGGAACCGGACGTGCGGGCGGTATGGCCGATATACGAGCATGGTATCCTCAACCAATAGCAGATATTCCATTAGGTGCTGCAAATATTCCACAACCATAGGAGAGGTAAATGACTTTTAAATTTGATCCTAAACCCGCAGAAATACGCCCGTCGTATTTAGACGTAGCTAAAGCTACGGCTGAAGATCGACAAAAGAAAATGCAGCGTTGGTCTGAACTAGATTGGGGTAAGCGACATAAGGATAGCCTAGACTTCGGAATTTACTCAAATGAAGGAGAAGAATCTAAGGCGGGAGCTAAGTTCACGGGATTAATGAGTATTGATAGGGCTATGTCTGAATCAATGTCACGAGACTATTCCCGAGGGTATCTAAACGAAAGTACAACTTTCCAGCAAGATATTGGCTCTAATTTATATGCTCTTACCAATCAGGAAAAGTGGGCAGGTACAATATTAGATGTTAGTGCGGAATCCCGAGACAGGATTACTAGGGCTGGAGATCGTACACGGTGGAATGCTTATGCTATAGTACGTGATCCCGGCTGGGAAACGATGCCTATAGTTAACAACTTTGCTTCAGATGTGGATGATCTCCTTACTACAAAATTTGAAGGTGACTGGAATGCTAAGGAAGCTCTGAAGGCATTAAAAGAAAGAGATGAGAAGAACTATTGGTTCTATGCCGATAGATTGGGCGGTGAAGAAGGGCTGAAAGAGATTACTAAATCTTCTAGCAATCCTTATAATTTCTTCAATCAACTAAGCGATGCATCTAGACAGGCATCTATTGCGGAAGCTCATCAGGCTTGGCAACAGAATGCTGGGTACTGGGAAGAGTGGGGGATGTTCGCAAAGAATCTAACTATAGACGGTATAATTAATGACCCAGACTTAGTAGCTAGTATGGCAGTGTCAGCAGCATTGACTTTAACTGGAGTTGGTGCAGGTGCAGGTGGCTTCCTTGCAGCTGCAAGTCTTACTGCTCATACCGCCAAAACAGCAAAGAAAATAGGTCGTATTAAGAAATGGCTGAGGCGGATGGAGTTACGTGGGACTGCGGTTGGTAAGACAACACTGAGTGATAAGCTGTTTGGGGTAGCCCAGAAGACTCGGACTGTAATCGATTATCTACCAGAGCGTATTGGACCCACGTTACTCAAGAAGGGGCTGGGTAAACTAGGTGTTAAAAGCTGGGAAAAGCAGCCATTCTTTGTTCAGTTTATTCCTAATAGAATTAGTGATATGGCTGAAGGAACCGTTACAGGTTCCTTAGCCGCAATCGCAAACCAAGCTAAGAAGATCCAAATAGGACTTCAAAACTCAATGGATTGGGGACAGGTGTGGGCTGAGACTAAAGAAGAAGCACTGCTATCTCCTTTCATTAACCCGCTTATGGGTATGGTCATGGGAGCTGGTGGCTTTGCGGTAACGCTTCCTGTTACGGCTTGGTGGAAAAACTCCGAAGGCAAAACGCCGGGATGGATAAACAATCAAGTAGAGCTCCTCTCTAAAGCGTCTGATCCAGCCTATATCAAAGAAACTAGAGATGTGATTAGAAAACGCCAAGGTCTGTCTAACTCGATAACGCGTGTTTTAAAAGAGGAGTATACAGCTTCAGCTCTTACCTTAGAGTTAGATAGAAGTACAATCACAGAGTCCAATATAGATGACTTCTCTAACAACGAAGATTTGCTTAGTGTTTCTCTATCGGCTCTTCGTAAGATTTCGGGAGTGAAGGACTCTGATTTTCATGATATTATACAGACCGCTGCGGACGAGATACTAGAGCTACAGGGTGAAGGAACTCTTACCCCCCAAGAATTTGTGGAGTACGCCTTGGGTATTATAAAACGAGATATGCTTGATCAACTTAAGTCAGCCTCGAGAGCTGGAGCTAAGGGTATCCTAGAACAGATGATGGGCTGGAATCAACATATTAAAGATATCCACAAAATGGCATCCGATGAAGGCGTTACGGTGTCTAATTATGTAGAATCTATCAAATCATCAGGTGACTGGGATAAACTCGTACCCCCAAGAATCCTAGAGGAGGCTAAGAAGACACAGACGGATATCAATTGGGATACCGCGAAAGGTCTAGAGAAATATAATGCAGCCGTAAAACATACCTATGAAAACTTAGAGAAGATGTCACAGGTGGAGAGAGGGTTACAAGGGTCTATAGACAAAGCAAATAAGGCCCTAAATAAGACAGGCGATCCTAATGCCTCTCTTCCCGGACAGGGTGCAGATGCTGTGAGAAATTTAGAGAATGCGGAGACTGAGAATATTGAAGCTATTCAAACCGCAGCTGACGCACAAAAACAATTGGAAGAGGACGCAAGAGAAACAAGATTAGTAGTGTGGAGGACTCGGCGTTCGCAAGGAAAGGATGCTGTATCTCAGGAGATCTTGGAAAGTAGAGATGCCCTTGTATCAGAACTAAAGAAAAATAGACGTAAGATGAGGTCCTTAAGAGAATTCCGAAAGCGTTTAGAGAATCTTAAGAATGCTATCAAGACTGATTTACAGGCACTCTTGGATTCTCAAAGAGATGACCCTACGCTGAATAAGTTGGGTAGGGAATTATATGAAATTCGGAAGGGGCTTAAGGACGCTGAGGAAAAAGTAGATGAAGATGGTGGTCGTAGGGTACGCATACTTGAGCATCTGACCAGAGACCTTCACCTGAAAATAACTGAATTATTTATAAAGACAGACGATGACGGCAAACTTAATCTAGAGAATAAGAAAGGAATAGAGTTCCACAAATCCCTGACTGTTGAGGAACTCCTTGCGGATGCAGAGATCACAAATATACTGGAAGAAGTAGTAGATATTCTAAAGGAGGGAGGCGATATATCTGCAAGAGCTGATACCATTATTACAACCATTGAACAATTACTGAACTCGGAAGTATCCGAGATTAGTTCGAAGAACTTTGATACAAATATATTAAAGAAGCTTGGTTCGCTACATAAGGCTCTTCTGAAAGAGTTGGAACATAGAGCAGCATTTGATTTCTATTCTACCCAGTTAAAAGCATACGAAGCAGCTCATAAAGAATACCAACGTCAGTTAACTAAGTATCATATTGAGCGGGGACAACAGCAGGCTATGGTGGATTATAATTCAATCGTGTCTCACCGTCAGTTGATTGAGAAACAAAGACAGGCCATTTCAGGTCTAGAGATTGTAATCAGGGCGGCTGAGATTAACTTAGAGAGTAAAGTCAAAGCGGACCAAAAGTCTATATCTCGCAGAGAGTTTATTGATAGCTTGCCTGCAATCTCAACACATAGGATCGAATTTCTTAAATCCTTAGAGGGGCTTAGCCTCGCAGAGCGTAATAATAGATTAGATAAACACATAACTATAAAAAAAGCAAAGAGTCTCCTTGGTACGGAGAAAGCTAAGATTAAACGCTTTATGGATAATATTAAGATAGGCCATATAGATAATATAGTAACTCCCGTAAGTATGGCTGAGGTTATTAATACAGCTATAGGCGAGTTGATGGACAGCGATCTAGACAGGATTCCTATGGACGTTAATGGTTTATTAAATAACAAAGGTGGGGACGCTCTGAATCATGTCAAGAGACGCGTCGAGGACGATGCTGAGGCGTGGAGCAGTTTTGCAGAAAGACTAAAGACTTTACGACGTACTGGAGCTGTTAGCGAAGATGGCACAGTCCACGCAGCTCGTATCTATGCAGCAATGCCGGAGCTCTTCTGGCAGCTAGGCTTAGCTCCATTCATGGTATTTGAATCCGCCTTAGACGGTAAAGGACGGACGATGGATCCGGGACAGAGGAACCTCTTAGCAGGAACACTTAGGTATGATCTAGAGGCAGTTTTAGAAATCATCGACCACATGCAAGGGAGAGCCTATAGAGCTCTAGAAGGCTGGAAGGCCCAAACGCTAGATTATATTATTACACAGTTAGACTCGCACGTAAGAGATGAAGCTACTCCCGGATCGGTAGTTAACCTTGAATTAGCCCGAGACTTCTTAGAAGGCTTAGAGGATTCTATTAGAGACTTTAATAAAGAAAAAGCTAGAGATATTGGTTTCATTCTTACAGTCAGTACAGAGACCGGATTCTTTAATAAGGATAATAAAAATCACGTAACTAGGGATAAGGCTAGATATACTATGGCAGCCGAAGCTGCTCTCAAGGCAGAATTAAACGCCATCCTATTTACGGATAAGGGTAAGATAAGAGATAAACGAGTACGGAGACTGCATGAGAAACTCCAGAAGGCTGGATCCTCCTTAGAGTATATGGAGGGAGTGGTGGATGTTGATACGATTGCACTTGAGATGCTGAAATATGTTCACGTATTCGGAAATGGCTCCAGTTCAGAAACTACTTTAGAGAGCTTTGGTGACGGAACAATCGATTGGGCTCCCGCTGATCAAGTAGGAAAAGCAATTGCAGATTACTGGTCCTTTAGTTCTATCGTTATTCAAGCCGATAAGTTCGTCCTCGGTCAGGATAATCTTCTTCTCCAACCAGAAGGTAAAACCGAAAAGAGTATGCCCGAAGTTATCGTAGGACCCACGAGAATAAATCACGGTGCTCCTATTGGATCATGGGATATTAAAAGATTGACTATGAGATGGCAAACAAACCAGAGGATGGGAGAAGTCCTTAGGCACGTCACATGGGAGGAAGGGGATACGCGACCCACGATTACTTTATCTCCTGCTCAGAAAAAAGCACAGGCAAAGTGGAGGACAACCTTCATGGCCCACACCCCAGATCCTTCGGAGGATTCTACGCAGTTCATGGTATTCCCTCATTGGGTAGGTGGAGAACTAAGAGGTAAACCTGTGTCTCGCAAAACTGCTAAAGATTTAGCTATACACTTCATGTTAGAAACGCCCAATGCAGCTGTAACTTACGTACAAGATAGTTTAGCTGCCTCAGCCGATTCTCGTGTTAGGTTCAATAGAAAATACAGCGGTCAGACATTCTTAGATATAGCTAGCCCCGGTAGTGATGTCTTTGTCCCGTTTGGTTATGCAGGTGAGATCTGGTCTTCAGCTTTTATGGCTCCACATATGAGAGAGATGGCGGATGCGATCTTAGAGAGAACTATCAAACTCAAAAATGAGTGGCTAGAAAAGAAGGGCATGTCTGCTGAAGAGATTAACAAGAAACTCGAAAGTGGGGATCTCGAAGCAGTAGAACAGCAACTCGAATGGTTATTTGACGCTACTAATTATTATGACAGAGTTAACAGTGGTATCTTCGAAGCCCGTCTGAATGCCTTTGCGGCTGAGTCTACAGCCCCAGACGCATTGTATAATGATATCAATGGTACGGCCCTCGGTGAAACCATGATAACAATCCTAGACGATGGTGAGGTAGAAGAAACTCTAGAGCTTCAAGAGGCCTTAAGGAAGTATGGCCTGAGGGAGATTATCTTAAACGCTAAGCTAGGTAGTGCGGGTGAGGCAGATTATTATGTAAAGGGAATCGTACAGACTGTCAAAACGGTTGGCTTAAATCCAAACAGTGAGCGAGTTAAGAACCTTGGATCTATAAAAGAAGCTCTTGATTTAGTCGCAACAAACGAAATTACGTCTGCTAGAGACTGGCAGACTAAAATAGACGCTATGGAGGACGGTAGAGATAAGGACATCCTAAAAGCCCTAAGAGGTGTGTTCAAGCCCCCGGTCATGCGTAGAATCTATGGCGGTGGTTTTGATAACTTCATGAAGGAATTTGTATCCGACCGGAACGGAAAAGGTAAGGCCGCTATGCAGAAGCTAGCTCAGGCCATGGGTAAAAAGGAGTTCGATAACAGTGAAGTCGAAGCCCTTGGTAAACTATTGCTTACTAGGGGATTAAAACAAGATCAGATTTTAATGGACATTGCTTTGGGTGTGGATGGTGCTATGAAAGAACTTATGACGAGGTTCTTACAGATTGATCGATCCCAAGAATATTACGCCCATGATCTCCAAAGACATATTGATAACCACGAGATTCTTTCTGAAGCCTCTAGGCCTTTCGAGAATATAGACGGCGATGGACCAGACTTAAAGTTCCGAGTTATGACAGACGAGACGCTCGGAGAAGAACAGGATATCACAGGAAGACCTGAGCAAGAGGATACGCCGGATAGGGCATATACTACAAGGGACTTAGAGAATACGCTTGAAGCTAAGCTTAAGACTGTTGCCGTATATGAAGGTAAGTCAATTGAGGACGTAAGAGAAGCCTATCGGCCTAAGCTAGATAAACTAAGGGAGGTAATGAAGACGTGGCAAGACGAGGGAGATATGGAGATGACCTCCGAGCGTTGGGATCAAGTCCACAACATACTATTAGAAAAGAATGATTTAAATCATAAAGAGTTAGCATATTTCCACAGTTTAAATATGATGACAGCTTCTAACTTCCGTATTAATATGGAAAATGTTCAAGCACTGGCTACTGTCTTTGGTATTAAGGACTTCGACGCAAGTGATTTAGCAGGACTAGAGAATGTCTTCCTTCATAATCAGATTGGTCCTACTTCGGATCACTTCCGAGGAATGAATGTAGGTGGGTCAATCCCGAACTTTACAGGAAACCCAATGAACAGGGTCGCTACTGTTCCAGATCCTATGAAAGACGGTGTACAGTACAAAGGTCTCGTTGATTTCCTACAGCAAAAGTATGGGGAAAATTACGAAACCGTAATGCAGAATGACCCAACGCTCTTCTTTGCTGGACTTGAGGAATTCCTATCGACGGGAGAGAATGTTGGTGTTACAGGTTTATTAGATGCTCATGACAATCCTTATGCGGGAATGGAAAAACAAGAGCTTGATTCGTATCTAGATGATTTACTAGATATTGATGAGATGCTTTGGTGGTCTCAGTTGGATAAACTACCAGAGTCAGTATTCCCTGAATATACCGCAGAACAAGATCCTAAGGAAATGTTATTAAAGATTTTGTCTGAGTGGTATTCTGCGACAGAGTCCAGAGACGCTTCGTGGGAGTCGCAGAAACAGCACGAGACTATGTTAACGAACTATCCCGTGATGTTAGAATTACTAGGAAAGACCTTTGGGTTTATCGGTAGAGACGTAGCAGCCCAGCATCCGGGAGGCTTACAGCCTTATAACCGAAGAGCTTTAGATTCTAGTGAGATATTAGGACCAGATGGTTCTCCTATTCCACTAAGAACTAGTGCCCAAGAGGGGATTGCCTTTAATAAACCTCTCCATAAAACTATGCCTTTCTTTAACAAAGGCATACTCAGTATCCATCGAAAGATGATTCAAAATAGAATCGACGATAGGATCGGATACTTAGATAACTATCGAGGAAAAACTGGAGCGAAACGAGAGGCTCGCTTAGGATATAACTTTAGATCTGGTAAGACAACGGGTAAAGAGTTTGGGTTTAATCCTCCGTGGAAAAGATCTGATCTTCCTGACATGATACGAGTACCGGAGGACTTCTGGAATCTCTATAAAGATGGAGAAGAGTATGGGGCCGAAGCAGCCAAGATACACGCCATTACTTATAATTGGGCGAAGGATCACGGACACGTAGACTTACTAGAGGAAAACCCAGAACTTT